AACACTTGCGGCAAGCGTTGGAATGTAAGAGGTGGCGTAGGCTCCTGCTTCAAGTTGTGCGCCCCAAATAGCAAAGCCGTTGGCTACGTCATTTGTTGTTTGACCAATTTGGAAATAGTTAAAAGTTGGCGTTGCAATAGTTAAGAAACTTAATACCAAGCGATACCACCCATTTCCGTAGTCTTGCATTGAAGCCGTTACCGAGGCGTTAGGGCTTTGCGTAATTGTTATGACTTGCGTTGCTAAATTGTAAATAGCACCGCCACCCGTAAAGCCCGTTAAATTGTCAACATAGTCTAAACGAAAAGTATTTGTATTTCCTAAAACTTTGGCAAAAACGCTTAACGTGTAATTTGTATTCCCCGCATACGTTGGGTTTCTCGTTAACGCTGGCGGGAAGGCTTGCGCTGCGGCACTTGCAAAAGTGTCGGCATCTTGGTATCCACTTGGCGAAATAGTGCTATTTGCCGTAACCACTCCACGCACGTTAGCCCAAGCCGCATTGTCTATCTGCTCGCTGAACGTTACCACGTTCGTCCGCTGCGGTTCCAGCAACAGGCGAGGACAAGAACTACCTAAATAGTCAAGACGGGGTACGTTGCTCACTGGCCCAACGCTTACGGCTGCGCTTGTGGTGGGTATGTAGTCTGTTGCAACTCCGCTTTCGAACTGGGCACCCCAAGCCGCAATGCTTGCACTGTCTGCGGTGCCTTCTCCACCCCTTAATCTAAATCTAAATCCGCCAGCCGAAGCATCGCTTGATGTATTTGTAAACCTTTGGTATGTTCCCGTTACAGTAATTGTTTTTACTGCCCCATCGGGGTTTACCATTGAAAATACTTTACTGCTTCCATCTGTTGTTTTTAAGAAAATAGAACTTGTATTTTCTTGAGCGGTTAACGTAATTGTTGCGCTTGCAATTTGAGAAATCGCAGCGGACAAAGTGCTACCGTTCAAGTTAAAAACAATCCTTTCGGCAGTCATTGTTCCATCGGGCGCAAGCTCTGCGTTGGCCGTTACTACGGGGGCAGAAGCCAATCCACCAACTTCTTTTGCCCAATACGCATTGTCGAACTCTTGTGAGCGAAGCAACAAATTCGTCCGCACCTTCTCAATAAGCCCGTCAGGCCCCACACGGGTAGCATCCGAAGCACGGGTAAAAGTCAAATCACCCGAACCATCAGTCGGCTTCTCTGCGTAAATCTTGCTTGTCTTGTAGCCGCTGGGAATTAATACCAGAGAACTGTCATCGTAAAAACTACTCATCAGTTAAAATTTAATTCGTCTATTGCAATTTCCAAACACTCAAAGCCCTCCACGATACCGCTATCCGCAAGCACCCGAACCTCGTAGGCCTCTGCGTAGGTGTAGGCGTTATTAAAGCACGCAGGCACACCATCAGCGGGTAAGCTGCGGGTGTTGTAGTCCTCGTCTCCCCAATCGGAGGAGCAGTAAATTTCGCCCCAGTTATTATTTGTTGGCATGTTGCTTCAAAAATTCAATGAGTTTTCTTTCGTTTTCGGGCTTCACTCGATACCTACATGTACCATCCGTTGAACGATTGTCCGTCTGTTGGGTACATTTCACCATTCTGATTTTCATAGTATTCGGGGGTCAAAGATCCGTAGAATGTCAAATACGATACGAGGCGTCTGCCGTAGTGTTCAGCGATGTCCCGCTCCCTCTGGATCAGGTATTCCAATTCGCTCTTTTCAATGCCTTCGGAGTTCTCGCTCTGCTTCTTAAATACGCCTCCGTTGCTCACCTTGTAAGCCAGGAACGGAAGGATCTCGGTCATGGAGTAGTGAACCAAAACGTCCTGCACGTAGTCCTCCAGCAGCGTTTCGTAATTGCCCGCCAGGGTGTTGTTCAGTACGTCCGTCTTTAGGCGATTGTACAAGGCCGTGCCAAGCAACGCCTGCACGTGTATATCCTGGGCGATCTTAATGAATTGAATCATCTGATCTCTGTCCACGTTGCCATTGATGGCCGTGCGCTTAACGAGATCTTCGGGGCTTATGAATAATGGGTACATGTTTTATATAACCTTATTTTGGGATTCCACGCTTTTCAGCATACTCCTTCGTATATCCTCGGTAGTCCTGATCGAAGGGGATCTTCGCCACCTTTGGGTCGTTGACGGGCAACTTCACCCCCAACTTGCGTAGGTCGTTAACCGATACCTCGGATCGTGGGTTCTTCGGATCTGGCTTCACGCCTTTGGTCTTGGACAAATACGTCTTACGCATCCAGAAGTGCTTGCAATTCGGGCCACCTTTGTAGAGTAAGATGTCGTATGTTGCTGCGCCACCCTTTCCAAATCCCGCATTCACGGGCTTGTTGGCCATCGCTTCAATGTCCTCCAATCGGTACACCTTCGCAGCTCCTAGCATCAAGCTGCAAAACTGCCGCTCACCACCTGGCTCACCTGCGTATGCGTAGCGCACCTTGTAGGCAAAGCCCTCCTTTGTCACTCCGTCCTGCACGCTCTTTGCATTTGGGAAAGCACTACCCGTAGAGGCGAATTGCACCTCCCGCATCTTTACGATGTCCTCATCGGTTAATGCGCCCTCATCAACGAGTTCCCATTCCTTCTCATCAACCTGCTCACCGAGGTCAATCAATTCCTGCACCCAACCCCCGAAGGCGGGATCAGATGCTTTGGACTTTTTTTCGGACTTCATTTGGGTGATTACCGCAGATGAATTGCCCGTGAACAAGGCACGTGCTACGGACGGCTCAAATTGAAGCATTTGTACGAGGAAGGTGATTGCTTGGTCTTGGGTAAGAACGCCCTCCTGGACGGCTCGCATGATGTCCAGCGAGGACGCAATCTGCGCCCCGTTGTACGATGCCTCCTTCTGGATCAGCTCCTCATTCACATCGGCAGGCAGTGCGGTGGTAACTTGCTCCTCAACCTTTACGCCCGTCTCCTCCTCAATCGTCTTTTGATCAGTCACCTTGATGTCGTTAAACTCCATCGGGGAAAGCGGCTTGAAGTACAAATCCAATGCCGTATTGTTGGCTGCAAGCAGTTCGTCCAAAGCCGAGATGATACCAATCTGAATGGGACGTATTACCGTATTGTCCATCAGCAGGTATGCGTTCTTGATCTCATCCGCATTGCTACCCAGGCCGCTATTCTCCTTGATGCCAAACAACATCGGGCTAGTCACTCGGTGACCGACCATAATCTTTTGGCTGGATTCACGGGAAAGGAACTCGTACTGCAAATGCGCCTCTGACAATTCAACGGGTTCAATCGTGGCCGCCTTGTTGCTATCGTCATTGAAGGCCAGGATCCAACGCCCTGCGTTATTCGTGCCCTGCCACTTCTGCCCAATGGTTGAATTGATATTGTCCTGCTCCTCCTGCGGTGGTATGCCGTTATTGAAGTTGATGATCATGGACGGAGCCAGGCCGTTCTTGATGTTGTTGATGTGGTAGTTCGCTACCTCTTCCTCCAATTCCGCATACGGAAGGGCTGCCATGTAACGGGGTGGGGAGTAGTAGTAGGATCCTGCTGCATACGGGCGGTAGAAATAAATCTCACGCTTCTCGGTGGTCATTCCAAACGCCCCGATGCGGGTCACTTGATTGCGGTTGCGGATCTTCTGCCAATCCCATGCGTAGTAGTAGGCATTGATTTTGCCCTCCTCATCGCACTTCTCGGCACGCAAGGTCTGCACGGGCATGTGAGTGATCTCCGCAATGGCTGACTTGTCAGCATTCCACAACACCTGCAAAGCCCCGTTGCCCAGCCAATACACGTCATTCGCAAAGCGGTACACGTCCTCCTCACTCAATAGCCGCTTCATCTCCAGGTATGCCGTTGGGTTGGCTGCTGAATTTGATGCGTCCAGGCCTTTGCCGTAGATCATGTCGGCAATACCCGTGATCACTGCATTGTTGGTAGCCGATCCGACCCTGCGGTCAATGAGATATTGGTAGTAATTGTTGTCCTCCCCGTATTCCACCCAATCTAGGCGGGGGTTCTCCACGATTGCAGGCGCAACGTAGGAGGCGAACTCAACCATTTTGATATTGTTACTGGCCATAAATTTTGAATGTATTGTCCATCGTTTCCTGCACCGTATCTAGAACGGGTTGGTAGGTGCTGATTGTTTCCCCTTGCGGTAGCATAATGAAGCGGTCACTGCATAGGATCTTGCTATTCACGAACTGCCCCGTCACTAGGGTTTGCTCTGCCAGTCGCACCATGTACGGCACCTCGGCCTCCAACCCTACCGATGAGTAAGTAAAGGTAAACTCACGGGTGTCTGCGTCAAATGTAGGGGAGGTCACGTTGTAGGTGGTGATGGTTCTGCCGTCTTTGGAGTACAAAACCATCTGTACCCGCCACGCAGTTCCGTAGCTTGTCAGCTTATCATTGCCGTTTTGCCAGTCCCGAACGGGTAAAGTCACCACGTTGTTGGTCTCAAATGATAGGAAAGTCATGCGTATATAACCACCAACTGACACATGTGTGGGTATTAAAAACAAAAAAGCCACCCGAAGGTGGCCTCTTTGCTCGTGTGTGTTA